AATTCTTCAGGATGTCGTCGATGCCGACAACTGGCGGAATACGAAACGAGTTCCAGTTGTATTCTAGAACTTGTCGCAGGTATGGTTTAATCCTAATCCAGAAGATGTCATCGACGGACTCCATGAGAGCCTTGAACTGAGATGAATCGAAGGCCGATCCGTCTAGGGATATAGCTTTCCAATCTTCCTGTATGTGTGGTTTGACGTAGTCCACAATCTACTTGCCGTTCATCGCGTGAATGAACCCTGGAAAATGCTTGCGTATTTTCGGAAAGACGTATGTCTAAATAGCTTGCATGATTCCACATCCAGGTTTCGAAGGTACCATGATGAGGCGCGGTCGACTTTTCTGTTTTAAAATGAGACCGTCGACTATCTCAAGTTTGTCCTCGTCCGTGACGTTCACTTCGCCTGATTTGACCATAGCGGTGAAGCTGCAAAGGTAATCTCGCATTGCTGGATCGTAGAAAGCCTTCAACACATTCTCTTCGTACTTCATCTTCTTTGAATCGCCGAAATGCTCTTGATTGGCTGCATAGTCGAAGAGATAGTGCGTAGGCATGTCATCATCGTCCAGCATGGACCCAACAATTTGTTCCAGGCAAATGTTGGACATCGATTTAAAGCTCTGGAGATGAATGGCTTCACCATACTATTTGGCAGAAAGGTGGCGTTGGAGTGCTCGCATTTTGTTGTATACAGCTTTATTGCTGTACTCAAAACAAACGACTTTCGAACCAGTCGAAGAATTGCGCACCTCACTTCCTGAGACAGTGGCGTATTTGGCACGATTGAGACCATCAAGCGGGATCTTGCTGTTTCGGTGGATTGCCATGATCTCCGTGTCTTCTCGAGCCCAGCGTATTGCGCGTTCCATCTGCTTGGTAAAAACCTCGCCATTCTCAATGACATGGGGGTTGTAGGCTAAAAGTTCCTCTTCTTCAAAGTCCTTCACCTGATAGTAATCAGTCGCAAGAAAGGTCATTGACTAGTCCACGTTTCGGTCAATCTTGATGCGCTTAGGCCTCCTCTTCCGAATTTCCTCAAAGTAAAGACTCAGGCACTTCTTGTAATCTTCGCTATGGGCTCCAATCATAGTTGTTGACAACAAATCCATGCCGCGTTTCACCTGACTCAGATCGACG